ACATAATTCGGTAATTAATGTAGCATAAATATACCATCAAAACGGAGATTATATGCCTAAAAACTATTCAGCTGCTGAGCTAACTCGTATGCAAGAGTTGGGTTCTACATGGATATTTCGTAGAGCATTAAAAGATAATGTTAGATATAATAAACCAGAAGACATAAAAAAAGATAAAAAGTATCCTGAACTATTAAAATTATATCCAGCCATCAATGATGAGTGGCTCAATAACTACTATAAGCAACAAAAAAGAATTTTGTTAGAATTTTCTAACGCAAGGTTTACCGAATTTACTAGAGATGGTGGTTTTATGGACTTTATCTCAAAGCTTGTAAGTAGTAAATTTAAAATATCTAAAAAAGATTCTTGGAATCCAGCTGACATTTGGTGTATAGTAAATGAACCCAAAGTCATTACAGATTTCAAAAAAGCAATGAACAAAAAAGGAATGGCATCTATTGCTGAGTTAAACGCTTTGATGAGAACAATGTATAAAAATAGAACATTGGTTGGAATATCATTAAAGCTAATATCGGGTAAAGAAGCGAGATTTGAAGAAGTTAATGTGGGTGAAAGTGTTTTTCCAGATGTTAAAAATTATAACTTTAATGTATCATCTATGAAGTGTTTATTAGGATTAAAAGGAACAAATAATAATAAAACATTTCAATCACAAGATACTAGAGTAGTGGTTGATGCTTTGGATGAAAAAGGTATTATAAAATATGACTTTCAAATAAAACCAAATACCACATCTAGGCTTGCTAATTTGAAGTTTGAACCAACAGCATCAGGAGCGGCAAAAGCTAGAATAGGAAAAACACCTTTGGATAAATTAGCAATTCTTCTTAAAAGTTATAAAGTAAATTATGAAAATTCATATAGAGTTTATCCTCAAACTTTAGAAGAATTTGATGAAACTAAAAATATGAGTTATTATGAAAAAATATTTAATTTTATAAAAAGAAAAGGTGTAGATATTGGAGATGTGAAAGATGCTAGTCAATGTATTCAAAATTTTAGAACAGTTTTTGAAAAAGAATCACACATAGCTACATCAAAGTTAATGCAAATAGATTTTTTATATAAAATATTATCACTTAAAAAAGAAACGATGGATGATCTTTTTACTGATATGACATTTTTAGCACAGAAAAAAGGTAGAGAATTTGGTCCATTTGGAAAGTTATACTAATATGAATTTTACAGATTACTTAACAGAAGCAAACTTATCTAAAAATGTTCACCTCGAACACCTCGAAGATGAAGTATTAAACCGTGGTGTCACAGGCACTAGAGATGCTATTAACTTCTTACAATCACTAAGAGATATGTTGGCAGGAAATACTACATCAAAGATTAATGTTACTACAAAATGGGACGGTGCGCCTGCTGTGTTTGCAGGTATCAATCCAGAAAATGGTAAGTTTTTTGTTGGAACAAAAGGCGTATTTGCTAAAAACGCCAAACTTAACTATACACCACAAGATGTTGATAACAACCATCCAAATCCAGGTCTAAACAAAAAATTAAAACTAGCATTGAGATATCTACCAAAACTTGGTATCAAAGGCATTCTACAAGGTGATATGATGTTTAGTAAAGGTGATATTAAATCAGAAGTTATTGATGGTGAGAAAATGATTACATTTACACCAAACACAATCACCTATGCCGTACCAGCTGATTCAAAGTTAGCAAGTAATATGCAGGCCGCTCAAGTTGGAATTGTCTTTCATACTTCTTACACTGGTCGAACAATGGAAGATATGAAAGCCAGTTTCAATGTTGATATTAAAAACTTAAACACAACAAGAGATATTTGGTTCAGAGATGCTGACTTTACAGATGCTTCTGGTACCGCCACATTTACTGAACAAGAAACAAAAAATATTACAAGATTATTATCAGATGTTGGATCAATATTTAAAAACACAAGTGCTATCGTAATGAATCGCATCGCAACAAACGATAAGATACGACAATACATTAAAACATTCAATAATAAAAAAGTAAGAGAAGGTCAAACAATACGAGATACAATGACACATACAAGACAATTGATATTAGATGTAGAAAAACAATTGAATGACCGAATATTAGATGCCAAACGAGAAGATACAAAACGAAATAGAATAGCAGAAAAAACAGAAGTGATGCGATTCTTTAGAAATTATGCAGTTGAATTGAAAAAGATATTTGATATTCAAAATGGCATTACAGAAGCAAAGAATATGATTATTGGTAAACTACAACAAGTTGAACAAGTAGCACGAACATTTATTAAAACCGATTCTGGTTATCGCATTACTGCACCAGAAGGTTTTGTTGCTATTGACCACTTAAAAGGAAATGCGGTCAAGTTAGTTGACCGATTAGAATTCAGTCAGGCGAATTTTAACGCCGCTAAAAATTGGAGTAAATAAATGGCATACGACTTAAATAAAATTATAGCAGAATATGGTCAAGATGATTTTGGTTTCTCAACCGATTTTTCTACTGTATCTGAAGAAGATTATACTGCTAAAATAGCACAAGAAGTTAAAGCAGAAGATAGTGTTATTACATCTCAAAAAATGCAAGAGTTAGAAAAACTTGTATTACCATTCTTTACTAAATTATTAAAGACAGCTGACAAAGAATATATCTACTGGCCGAATAGAACATCGGCAGTAGAAGCACAAATACAAAAAATACTAACAATAACAAGAGGGTAAACGCTTGACATTTAGGCAATTATGTGTTATCCTATCCACATAAGATGAAGAATATGTTAAATTTCAATCAATATTTAAACGAAGAAAAACAAAATGACACTGGTGGTGGTCTCACCATCTTTGATATTGATGATACTCTTTTCAAAACAACAGCAAGAGTTAATGTTGTTAAGGGTGGTAAAAAGGTCAAAGAACTTAAAACGGGCGAATATAATAACTATCGCTTGAAAAATGGTGAGAGCTTTGACTTCTCTGAATTTAAAGATGCGTTGAAGTTTCAAAAAGAATCAAGACCTATTAAAAGGATGATGGCAAAAGCCAAAGCTATTCTTCAAAATGCCATGAGAAAACCAAAAAGTAAAGTAATTGTTGTGACTGCACGAAATAATATGGACAACAAACAAGTATTTTTAGATACATTTAAACAACATGGTTTTCCAATTGAACGAGTTAGAGTTGAACGAGCGGGTCGCCTCGCTGATGTATCAGGAACAGCACAACAAAAAGCAATCATCATTTATAATTATTTAAAAACAGGACGATTTAGTCGTGTTAGATTATTTGATGATAGTGTTGAGAATCTGAAAAAGTTTTTAAGTTTGAAAAGATATTTTCCAAAAGTAGAGTTTCAAGCTTATTTTGCTAGAGATGATGGTACAGTAAAGACCATCAAAGAAGAGTATGGTGCTGGATTTGAAGGCACCACAGAGTTACTAAATAAATATTTAGATGATACACCTTTTTCAAGACCCAAAAAGAAAAAGAAAAAATAAAATAGGGAATTTGTTATGAAAGATTTAGTGGTTGGTTGTATAACTGGTTATGATTTTGACAAAATAAAACCTTGGGTAAACTCATTAGATAGATGTGGTTTTGAAGGCACCAAAGGAATGATATGTTATAATGTAGATTATGATACCGTTGATGAACTTGTCAAACGAAACTATTCTATTCTTGCCTTTGGCAAAGACGAAGAAAAAAGAACTCTCAAATATAACAAAGAAAACTTCTCAATCGTTGTAGAACGATTTTTACATCTTTGGTATTTACTGAAAAGATTTAGAGGTCAATACCGATATGTGATTACCACCGATGTCAAAGATGTTATTTTTCAAACCAATCCATCTGAATGGTTAGAAAAAAATATTGGCGATAAAGAAATTAATGTGGCCTGTGAATCAATTCGTTACAAAGATGAAGCATGGGGTACAAACAACCTCATGAAATCATTTGGTGCTTTAATCCATGAAGAGTGTAATGAAAACTTAATCTACAATGCTGGCACTATATCAGGTAAATTTGACACAATGATTGATTTGTTCTTAAATATTTACATGATAAGTAACAGTACACAACACTTCATTGAAGGTGGCGGTGGACCAGACCAAGCGGCGTTAAATGTTTTATTGAATATGAAATCATATAAAGACATTACAAACTTTGCTATGTCAGAAGATGGATATGCCGCTCAACTAGGCACAACAGGACCACAAATAGCAAAAAACTATGGTGACAAACTTGTTGAGAAAAGTCCAATTTTAAAAGATGATATGATTTGTACAAGCGAAGGTATTCCATTTAGTATTGTACACCAATATGATAGAGTGCCAGAATGGAAAAAAATAATGGAGAAAAAATATGTCTGAACCACATTTAGGCGGACATTATAATTTTACAGCTATGTTAAAGCCGACTTATGATGTAATCAAAGAACGCTTTAATATAAAATCAATGTTAGATATTGGTTGTGGACCAGGCGGTATGATTGAATACTCAAATTATATTGGTGCTTATTCAGTAGGTATTGATGGTGATGAGTCAATCAAAAAAGATAAAGATTACATTCTTATACATGATTACACAAAGGGTGAATTGCCACTAGATGAAACATTTGATTTGGTTTATTCAACCGAGTTTCTTGAACATGTAGATGAACAGTATGTTCCTAATTTTATGCCATCATTTCAAAAAGGACAATATGTATTTTGTTCAGCGGCTCCTCCAGGTCAACCAGGACACCATCATGTAAACTGTCAACCAAAACAATATTGGATTGATAAGTTTCATGCTCTTGGATTTGAGCTCAATGAAGAGTTTACAAAAGAGTTAGCAGAAACAACAGACGATAGAGTTGTCAAAACTAATGGTATGTTTTTTAAGAATAACAATTTTGTATCTAAAAACGATTACAAACAACCTTTTGTCATATCAGAAGACCTTATCAACGAAAATACTCAAGGTTATTTAAAAAAAGGTGGTTGTTACAAATAATGAATAACATTATTTTTGTTCCTGTTGGTAATCCTATTGCTTTTCATGATGAGTATGATAAAGACAATCATTGGCGTTATACAAAAGACACACGAAACTATCAAACTATTGTGTATAGTTACAATGATTACCACATTCCAGAAGATACTTATGATATCCTTGTAAAAGATAAAGGTTTTAAATGGGATATGGCTAGACACTTTATGGAAACATATGATTTTAGAGATTATGATTATATAGGTTTTTGGGACGATGATTTGGTTACAGACATACAAAGTATTAATCGTGGATTAGAAATAGCACAAAAGAATGATATCAAAGTATGGCAGTTATCAACAGTAGCTGGTTCTGCTTCTAGTCATAGAATATTACACCAAGATAAACAAAATAGTTATACTTTAACTAACTTTAACGAAGGTATGGGACCATTTTTCCATTCATCATTAATACCCAAACTACTTAAGTTTTTTGATTTTCATGAAGTAAAAAGTGGTTGGGGTTTTGATTGGGTTTTTTCAGGAATCACAAAAGAAAAATGTGGTGTCATACATGAATGTTCAATGTATCATCCAGATAAACCACCATCATATGACAGAGGAGAAGCTAGTAGAGAAATGTCAAACATTATCAACACAGTATATCCAAAATATATGAAAGATGTGTATAATGAAGATACGGGTCCATTTAAAACACAATACACAACATATGAAGTAAATCTTAAAGGATAATCATGGCAGAAGTTATTAAACTAAAAAGTGCTTTAGGTTCACTCAAAAAGGAAACCAAAAAAGAATATGTAGTTGACAATCAAATTAAAGGTCGTAGTTTTTCAAGTAATCATGCTAAATTACTGAAACATATGGATCGTTTGATTGATCTACAAGAAGGCAAAAGACCAAGACCTGTCATGTTTCATATGTCGCCATGTAACCCTTGTAATCTAACGTGTTCGTTCTGTTGTTTTGCTAATCGTGCCATGAAAGAAATGCTCACTGTTGAACAGATGAAATCAGCGATTGACCAGTTTTGGGACTTAGGTGTAAGAGGCATGGAATTCACAGGCGGTGGTGAACCAACATTACATCCAAAACTTGATGAAGTGATTGAGTATGCCTACAACAAAGGTTTCAAAATGGGTATCTGTACTAATGGTTCTAAACTCAGAAAGATTAAGAATTGGCACATGATGTCATGGGTTCGTTTAGGAATGTATTCATTTGATGAGAAAAAACCTTATGAATATCATTTAGATGTATTTGATGGATTAGACATTGAAATATCAGCTGCATATGTTTGGGACGGTGCAATGGACACTTCAACAAATCCAAATATTACAGGCGAATGGTTAGATGACCATGCAAAGAAA